GAATTGTCTAGCATTCTCAATGCTTGAGCCAATTAAAGGCAAGTTCTGAGCAAATTCCTCTAATGTCTTAAATTGTCCACCAAGGGTTTGACCCGTTGTTGGTGTGATTCCCAGATCACGCATTGTTTGCTCTGCTTTGGAGACTAATGGGTTAAGAACACGACCCGCACCCGCAACTACCTTTTCACCAATAGGGCCAGTAACTCCACCTAAAGCCACTTGTTCAGCCTTCTGCTCACCAAATGCACCTTCGCCAACTACAGGTTGCATAGCACCGCCAACAGCACCACCAGCCACTGCTTGACCAACATTAGATAAGCCTCTAGCCCTAGCTAATTGAGCTACACGAGCCGCAGGCACAAGACTAGCAGGATTGAGAATATTGCCACCCAAACGAGCCACATCAAAGCCAGATTCACCTTCTTTTTCACGCTGTGCTTGATAACTTTGCTCTTCAGCTTTAGCCATCTCATCTATACGCTTTGCTTCTCTGTAAAGCAAGTCACTCAATGAATTAGGTTTAGTCCCACCTAAACTGGCTACTGCACCTAAAGCACGAGGAATCATCTGTGCGCCTGCGGTAATAGGGTCTTTTAAACCCATCAAAAACCCAGATGAAGGAGCTTTTGCTTGAGGAGCATTGCCAGCAATAGCTTGCTCTATTTCAGCATCAGACATTCCATCTGGAAACTCAACGACATCTTTTCCTACTTGAACATAGATAGCCATATCAATCCCCTTTTATGTTCTCAATTTTGCCAGTTTGTGGGTTTAAACGTTTTGTTGGCGTTTGTGTTGGTGCGACTACTGGACTAATTGGTAGTTTAGTACCACCTTCAGCAGCCTGTGTTTGTAAAGCCAAACGTTTGATGTTGTTTTGCACTTTCTTTTCTGCGCTCTTTAGAATACGCTTCATTGACTCAGGTTCAAGTCTTTGATTTCCTGCAACAACGTTTTGCAAGTATTTAAGTTCTTCATTAGAGTCATTACCACCAAACTGTACCAAACGAGGAATAACAATTTCACCAATGTTTGCCATGAATACTTCAGTATTTTGTACTTTTTGTGGGCTACCAATACCAGTATATTTAGCTATGAATTGTCTTTCAGGGCCAATAGCCCCACCATATATTCCTTGATCTAACAAGTTAATGGCATCTGTATACGCAGTTTGCAAAGAGAATTGATTTTCAATATTTGCTACATTTGTGCCAATGATTGCACCAGCCTTTTTAGCCGCCTCACCTGTATCAACATTGATACCACCAATAGTGACGTTACCAGTGCCTTTACCAGCTCCCTCAACCTTTTTAGTTGCGTATTCAAGCATACGTTTTTGGAAAGGTTCAGTGCCTGGTTTCAGACCCGCATCAATCAAGGTTTTAGCAAACTCAGAGTATTTCTGTGTATCAGGGCCTTTATAGATTTCTACACCAGTAGTTGCATCTACCAAAGCATTACCAACAACAACAGTCCTTTTAGATTTATCATCTAACTTTTCTAATTCGGCTAATTGTGTTGTAAGTATGCGACTCGCACGAGTATTCTCTGGCGTAGGCTCTTGCATCCGAAGTTGGTCGATTTGATCTGTAATACGAGCTTTCTCATTAGCAATCACAATTTCTTTTGGAACTGCTTGCTGACGTTCACGAGTAGCCGCAGCCGTACGTTGTTGAATCAAAGCCATCTCGCTCTGTGCTTGACGAGCATATTGAGCCAATGCCATAGCACCTTGTTGGTCACCAGCTTGTGCCAACATCTGAGCGCCTTTTAAGATTGACTCAGGATCAGTCTGATCTATTTGTTGTGCAATAGAATTTCTAGTGCTAATCATCTTTAGTTGTGGGTCTTCAATACCCAAAGCACCCGCAAAGCCACGACCTAGTTGACCAACACTTGCCATTAGATTGGCCTGTGCAGCAGCACCTGGTGAAAGTTGCGCTAATTCAGCACCTCTTCTCAAGTCTTGTTGATACTGTTGACCCTGATACATTTGTGGAGTCATACCAAACAGACCCGCTACGATATTTTCTGCCATGATGATTCCTTACAAGAATAAGCCAAGGTCTTGATTACCATAAGCTAAACCAGTTCCAAAACCAGAAGAGCCTAAACCTGTTCCACTAAATGCAGACTGCAATCCACCACCAAACAGTCCACCAATTGCTTGACCAAACTGAGCATTAGGACTACCTGCCGCTATCAATCCTTGAGCCGCTAAGTTTCTAGTAGCGTCAGCACCAGTTGCCAAGTTTGTACTCAATTGTGCGCCAGTAAGACCAAGTTTTCCAACATTTGCACCTGCTTGAGAACTAATTTGTCCTAAGTTGATGCCTGTTGTCAAAGGTTGTTGACCCAAAGCCTCTAAACCTTGTACTTGTCCCAAAGCAGTCGTATAAGGAGCGTAGGCCGCTTGTTGACCACCATAGTATTGACCCATAGTCTGTGCGCCAGTACCAAGCAATCCCGCACCAAACTGGACTTGTTGTTGACCATACTGTTGAGCATTAGCCGCCAATTGAGCTTCTTGTTGCGCTCTAGCATTGAACAAAGCTTGTAGTTCAGGAGTAGTAGCACCCAAAGTACCACCTTGAGCAACCGCTAAACCACCACGACCTTGTTGTTGGAGTCTGTTTTGCAGATTAGCCAACTCTAGTTCACGACCTGGTTGCAATAGAGCCATTTGAGAAGCTAAATAGTTCTTAGCAACATCTTCAGGCTTTTCAGCAAGATAACCTTGACCAAGTTTAAACAAACTCTGAGCGCCTGTTTGGAGTGGTTCAAAGGCTTTCTGAGCGCCTTCAGCTTGTACTAAACCAGACTCAGCCAACTTGACCAAGCGATCTTGAGCATTCTTGGCTTCAGGGCTTAGCGTGTATCCTGCGCTTGTTAATTGACCAGTAACAGGATCGACTTGGAATTGTGAAGTACCAAAGCGAGTAGTCATGCCAACGGGTCTAAACTGAGATGCAGCCTTGGCAGCGGCAGTTTCAGCATCAATACGAGCTTGCGCTCTTTGAGCCGCTTCACGAGATTCTTGCATCTGAAGCAAACTACCCGCAGTACCTATGCCACCAGAGAAAAGGTTTGCTAAACTACCAGAAGTAAGACCTCTACCCAATGTAGATGTAGCTGTATTTGCAAGAGTAGAACCTAATGTAGAGCCAAGTGTAGAACCTAAAGTAGAGCCGACTGCACCCGTTGTTAAACCACCCAAAGTAGAACCAAGAGTAGAGCCACCAAGCAAGGTATTAGCACCTGCTAAACCGCCAGCAGTAGTCAATCCTGTAACGCCACCTGCACCCGTTGTTAAACCAGTAACACCACCTGCACCTGCGGTTAGTCCACCAGCACCACCCATTCCTGCGACAGCACCACCAGTAGCCAATCCACCTGTCAAAGCACCTACACCACTACCACCTGTTAGGTTTGTCAATGTACCTGCTAAAGCACCAGTAGTTAAAGAGTTAGCAAGAGCAGTTGCTCCCGCAGTACCACCAGCACCACCAAGAGCTAGATCAAGTTGGGCAAGTTCAGCCATTGTTAAGCCAGTAGAGCCAACAGTGGCCGCACTACCTAATGCTCCTGCACCACCAAATAATCCAGCACCATAACCTCCTGCTAAAGCCGCTAGAACTACAGGGTCTGTAATCGCTTGTCCTAATCCCTCTAAAAATGAACCTGCAACTTTTTGTTGTTGAGTAGTTTGTTGGTATTCACCAGTAGGAGAGTAATAATTAATGTTTCCACCAACTTGGTTCTCACTGGCTTTATAGGTAATGACATTTTCTAATGGGCCAACTTGTTGATCTTCACCAGAACCTCTTACTTCATTGACAGCTTGAACATAAGTATCACCAAGCAATACTGCTTGATTAGGAGGAATAACTGCGCCTACACGAGCCGCAACTGCACCCTCATCTAATCCAACAGCTTGAGCCATTTGAGCAGGAGAGACTCCATAGGTCTCCATAGCCGTGACGATTTCGGCATCAGTCATGCCTGGATTAGCAAGCAGAAAATCTACAATTTGTGCGCTAGTTACAGCCATGATTGCTCCTTATTGTGGCTCAATGCCAAGTTCTTTGCGTATTTTTGTAGCTGAAATGGCATGAGTAGCCGCATCAAACGACTCTTGCTCTATTTTATATCCAACATCCCTACCATAGGTGATATTAACAATATTTGGCACAAGTTGTATCTCATACTGACCTTGGTATAAAGGGTCTAAATCACGCTTAATAAAGTCTTTTACCTGATTAGCGGCAAAAGGGTTTGAGCCATTCCAACCCTGACAATCTCTGATCTGAATGACCACTTGACCTGTCTTAGCCAAGGCTCTCTCAAACAACTTACGATGGCCTTCATGCCAAGGTTGCCATCTGCCAAGCATCTGCACAGTCTCTTTCTGCCAATCAAAAACAGGGCGTTGGCGGTTATCCAAGATGTGTGCAGCAATGAACTCGCCCCACTTCTCAGCCTTTTGCTCTGTAATCCTAAAGTCGTACTGCTCTGGCGCAACAAACACCTTGTTAGTGTCTTCAAAACGACCTTGGTTAATCGTGTCAACCCAGACAGTCCAATCAGCCTTGAAGTTGTTACGCATCTCAACCAAAGGGGCAACAAAGTCGCAGATCACATAATCCACATCGTAGCTGTCAGCAAGCTCACGCATTCTTAGACTTTGGCGAATACGCCCTTCATGGGAAAAGTCCCAATCGTTGTATTTCTTACGCACATCATCAGCATTCAGCCACATGACTGTCTTTTTGTTGTTTTGCAGATGCTCAAGAATGTGCTGTGCAAGGTAAGTTTTACCAGCACCAGGCAAGCCCATGATTAGAATTCTTTTCATCCCTTGACCTTATAAAGTTGTTTGATTGCAAACTCTGGTGCGGGTGTGCGCCAGAACTCTTTGCCAGAATACTTTTCCCATACAGACTTAGGAAGAATAGATGGACGTTCTTGCCATGTCACTTCTTTTCTGACTGTATGTAGACTCTTCATGTTTAAGGCTTTGTCATACACCTCATTCTCATACTCAACATTCTTGAAGTCATGGTCAAAGTAAGGCTTGCCAATAAACCCATAAATCTCACGCATCACGCTCTCAGGCTGTTTGCATAGAGATTCATATTCCACCAACATAATCATGTCGGGGTTTAACAGTAAACCTTCTTCTAAGAAGTAATAAGGCTTGACCACTTGGCCTTCCTTCTTTACATCCATCAGGGCATCGCACCTTGTGGTGACTGTTTGCCTAGCTTCATCATCCGTCAAGGTTGCACCATACAAAGAATTCTTGGCAGCAATACGCTCAAAACTGTCTAGTATCCAAGGCAAGTCACGCACACAACAAATAATCTTGGTCTGTGGGTACAGGTCTTTCAGCAAAGATGTTTTGGCAGTCCATCCCCTGCTAGTGTCAAACACTACATTAGGGGTGACTGCTTTGTAGTAAGCCTCAAATACGTCTTTCAGTATTTGCTTGCGTCTGTCTTCATCTATCAGGTGATTGCTCTCGCTTCCAGTAATGACGTTGATGGTTGATGTAACCAATCCTTGTACTGGCGAAGTAATATCTGCGTAGAACTCAGGGTTCTGACGCAAGATAGCCGAGAGCAGGGTAGAGCCTGATCTTGGCAAACCTGAGATGAAGAAAAACTCTTTCATCCTTGAGCCTGTGGAATCCAGTTAACTGTGGCCTCATCCCATTGGTAGCGAACATTACCGCCATTCATAATGGCATCTGCGGGTCTTGCCACTGGTGCCGCCCATGTCATTGTGTCCAAGTAGCCAATCCAAGATGGATAAGGCTTACGGGCTTCATGCTCAGTGACCTTGGCAGCATTGAATTCTTCTTCACTCAAGACTTGCAAAACACCCGCAATGGTGGTGTCTGCATCGTCATCGCAAGTGCCATAGTATTTAGGCGCACGCAAGTATGTGCCATCAGGAGCTGTGCTAACAGGCCATGTAGAACTATCGTGCCAAATGTGAGTCCAACCTTTAATGGCTGGCATGGATGGGCCTGTGCGTTGTGGCTCGGATGTGCAGACTATTTTAGTTACTGCGTCTACTTCGGTGATGCAAATGTACATTGGGATACTCCTTTGAAATTAAACTGCGACTCTGCGAATGGCGCGAACACGGGCAGAAAAATTCTTATCGTAGCCGCCTTGACCGCCATCATTAAAGCGTTGTGACAATGCATAATTTGTGCCAGACTCTGTACTACTCCAATAAGTCCCACTAAAATACGCTTCTGTTCCACCCGTTTGAAAAGCAGTTGCGGAAGTTCTTGCTGGTGTGCCAGATGTGTAATTACTTGCCCTTGCGGGTACAGCATTAGCGTTTTCTCCCGAACCAGTGTCATTGCTTGTTGTATTGGGTTTTAAATTAAAGTAACAAATTTCTAACTCGTTTTTTGCTGGCATATACCAATCGGTTTGTCCACCAGTGGATAAATCATTACAGAAGTGCGCACATGGGTAGACAGTGGAATTTCCGTCAGCAACCATGTCAGCAGTGTTTTGTGTGCCATTAACAGCACTAGCCGAACCGGGAGTATTTGTGTTTGCGTTTTTCCAAACAAGTGAAGTTTGTGCAGTTGAACGTGGGCCAATAACTAAGTTGTAGTCAGCAATGCTGTTACCTGTTGTTGAAATCTGACCAGCAAAAAAACCACCGCCAAAAGCATCTCCCGGTTGCATTGCTGGAGTAACACTATTAGATGCCGCACTAGCCGCGCTTGTGCCAATTGCGTTAGTAGCTGTTACAGTAAATGTGTAAGCAGTGTTTGTGGTCAAACCAGAAACAGTAATTGTTCCTGAACCTGATTGGCTCAGTGTTCCTGTAATACCGCTAGGGGATGATGTGGCTGTGTAAGAGGTGATAACAGAACCACCATCACTTGCAGGAGCCGTGTAAACAACGGTTGCCGTGGTTGAGCCAGTAGCAGTAGCAGTGCCAATCGTAGGCGCACCGGGAATGGCGAATGAAGGCCACAGCCCTTGCTTCTTTAACTGCATAGCTTGGTCAAGAGTCCACATTCCACTAGCTGCAAAAGCTGTTGGTGCTACAGGGCTTTTAGTGATAAAACCTCCGGGGTACTTGGTGCTCATGGTTATTCCTTAAACTGCAACTCTGCGGATGGCACGAACTCTGTTAGACTGAGTCTTAGGAGCGTTAACCTGATAGCCGTAACTGAAACTCTGTCTCCATGCGTAATTGACGTATGGGTTAGTAAACTGGGTACTAGACCAGTAATTGGCGGCTGTAAACGCCTCTGCGCCTGTAGATGTTATAAATGCCGAAGCAGATGTTTGTGCAGGTGTTCCAGCCGTATAGTTACTACCCCTTGTAGGAACTGAATTTGCATTAGAGCCACGAGTAGTATTATTGCTTGTTGTTGTTGGTTTAAGATTGTAGTAACAAACTTCAAGTTCATTTCGGGCTGGCATATACCAATCACTAAAACCACCAATAGTTAAACCCTCACAAAATTGAGCGCAGGGGTGGCTTGCATCATTCATTGCCGCACTATTGGCAGGGCCATCAATAACCGATGATGTACCCGTTGTTCCAGAGTTAGCCGTCTTCCATTGAAGTGTGCTTTGAGCAGAAGCAACTGGCCCAACAACCAAATTGTAATCAGCAATCCCATTCCCAGCAGTAGAAATCTGACCTGCAAAGAATCCACCTTGATAGGCATCTCCAATACTAGGCGGTATCCCTGTCCAATTTCCAGCAGCTAACGCTTGTAACTGTTGTGGAAGTGTCCATACCCCACTAGCAGCACTAGTAGAAGTTGTTGGGGCAGTAGCGGAAATTACACCGCCTTTGTATCGCATGGACATTTTTAGTCCTTATGTGATTTCTTCAAAACTAATTGTAGCAACCAAGTCGCCAGCCGCACTAGCAATCGCACCGATTGACTGATTCTCTAGCAAATAAAATGCTGTTGTTTTGTCGGTCACAATCAATGAAGCATCCGCAGGGACTGAAATGGTTGAGGCAATTGCTAATGCTGAACCGCCCAAAGCAGCCGCAGAATAGATATTGACTGTTACATCAGCCGCTGCCGTTCCATCAATGTTGGCAATCAAGATTGAGTTAATCTTAAAAACCTTATTGCTTGATGCAGCGTTTGAAGCAAGTTGCGTTGCACTTGTACCAACGGCAACAGATAAAGTATTACCAAGAATACTTGTGACGTTTACGATATTAGGATTTGCCATAATATTTCCTTAAAAACCAAAAATCATTGCCATAGCAATAGCTTTACCTGTTGAAACACCCGCAGTACCCCAAGTAGGTGCTGCACCAGAACCGCCAGAAAGAAGTGCTTGACCTGCTGTACCTGCTGAACTAGCCACCAATAATCCAGTAGTGATATTTGGTGTCGTCAATACTGGTGAAGTAAGAGTCTTGTTTGTCAGAGTCTCAGTGCCTGTCAAAGTAGCAAAGCCACTAGCAGTAAATGCCGCTTGAGTCCAAGCCGATCCTGTCCACACATACAAAGTGCTTACTGTTGTATTCCAGTACAAAGCACCCGTTAACAAGGCATTGCCATCGTTATCTACAGAAGGAGCAGAAGACTTAGAACCTAAATATCTGTCATCAAAAGCATCGTATGAAGCTGCCGCATTAGTTTCACTGGTAGCCGCATTGCTTGCACTTGTAGAAGCGTTAGAGGCACTTGTTGAAGCATTTGAAGCAGAGGTAGCCGCATTAGAAGCAGAAGTAGCTGCCGCAGTAGTCGAACCAAAAATCGAATCTATTTCAGTTTTGGTATAAGCATTTGTAATGTTATAGCCTGCAATAGTCGTAGGATTCGTTCCTGCCGTAGCACGACCATAAGCATCAAAAGTCACAGATTGGTAAGTGCCTGGCGTTACACCAGAAGTAGCCAAATCAATGTTGTCCGAATTGACAACAATACGGCTAGAAGATGCAGTACCTACATTGAGAGTGTTGCCTGTCTTTGTAAGACCATCACCCGCAGTAATCTGACCTGCACCTGAGAACTGCGCCCATGTAATCGATGTGCTTCCCAATGTCCCACCTGCATCAATCGTGCAGATAAAGCCAGAGTCAGCGTTAGTTGTGCCTTTTTCAACAAAGGTAAAAGCCGCTACCAACTCAGCATAAGTGTCAGCATCTGTTGTGCGAGTCCATGAACCTGTTGCACACAAGTAAATACCATTGTTAGATGCAGTAGATTGGTCTTTAACCAAGACCCGATCACCCGCAACAATCGATATGCCATCAATGGTTTGTGCGCCAGATAAAGTGATGTTTGCAGTAGTAGCCGCAACAACAGAGGCTTTGGCATCAATACCTTGGGCAAGTGCATCCACATAACCCTTGGTAGCCGCATCAGAATCGTTTGTAGGGCTTGCCAAACCAGTAATGGTTGCCGATGTACTACTGTCCATGTCCAATGCGCCAGAGATGGTCACATTGTTGAATGTAGAAGTACCAGAAGCCGCAGTCACATTACCTGTCAGGTTGCCACTTACATTACCTGTGACATTGCCTGTAACTGCACCCGTTAAGTTACCTGTTACGTTACCTGTCACTGCACCTGTGAGTGGGCCACTAAACCCTGTCGTAGCGGTAATGTTTGTGCCAGTAATAGCAAGGGCAGAAGAACCACCAATTACCACACCATTGATCGTCCCCGCACTAATGGCGGCAGAAGCAATCGTAGCGGCTGTGCTAACAGTAAGGTTAGTAAATGTTCCCGCTGCGGCAGTAGTTCCACCGATAACCGCACCATTTATCGTACCCCCAGTAATGGTAGCAGAGGAGTTATCTGTCTTTGTTGCTATAGCAGTAGCAATGTTATTGAACTCTGTATCAATCTCAGTACCCTTAACAATCTTTAAAGGATTGCCAGGCGAGAGATTATCTTTGGTTGCAAAGTTAGTGGATTTTGAATAATTAGACATGGTTTATCCTATCTTGCCTTCTTTGGCTTGAAGTTCAATTTTCTGAATTGACAACTGAGTGCCATTGATAGTGGCTTCGTAACCAGTTTGTACGATTTTACCTGCACTTGAAGCATTACTTGTTAGTGCTTTAATTGGAATGCCACTTGAGTAGTCTGCAACCGCATACTCGCCAACCCCATACTCAAAATAGCCTTGAGGTGGAATAAAGACGTTCTCAGACTGATAAGCACCTGAATAGTCAAAGGCCCACTTGATTGTGAGAAACTGGTTAGAACCACCAATCACCACGGCAGTAATAGACTTCAGAATGGAAATCTGATTAGGATTGCCTAAGTCAGCATTGTTTGTGTAGTACAGGAATCGATAAGTAGAAGCATCATCAAGATAACCACCATACTTACCAATGTAGCCGTTCTTGCCAATGTAAAGGTCGCCATTACGCAACGATCTTAGTGCAGTTGGTGAAATACTATCCCATTTGGTTACACGGGAAGCACCATCTTGCAAAGATTGCTTAGTATCAAAACAATAAACTTGCAAAGTAGCTGGCAGAACAAGCAGATAAAAGGCATTCTTCTCTGAATAAACAGATTTGACGTTTGCTAATGTTTCTCCAGACAAGGAAGATTCCAAATCAAAACGAACATTCTTAGAAAGGTCTCGCAAAGGAGCAGACTTCTCTTGAATTGTCCTCATTAATGAACGAACACCTGAGTCTGACAAGAAAACAACGTCAGTACCAATACTTTGAATGGTATCCCTAGCAATACATCCAATAGAGCCTACTGTGTCGCTCAGAACAAGAGATGCGGGTGTAGAAGCACCAGAGTAAACAAGAATCTGCTTCTTACCAAAGATAAACAAGAAATCATTGTGAGCTGCCAAGCCCATGACTTCATCTGCACCATTAGGCCATACACGGGATACATCCAATGAGCCTGAAGTGCCACCACCCCATACATGACCTGCAATCAGATCAGAGAAGGTAACAGTTACTTTGTCTGTTGACGTATTAGCTACCCACAAGCGACCAAAAGCTGAAATAGCAATGTTGGCTTGAGGAACAGTAGCTACATAACCAGACTTCTCAGAGACTCTGCGATAAGTAGTTGTACTTACTGCGGGATCATAAATGATTGGATCGTGACCAGTTTGGAAGAAGTATGCAATGCCATTCAAAGATGCACATTGCCAATTGGATGCAGTAATAGTAGGAGCAGAACCGCCACCACCATAGGTCAACTCAGTCACCGCATTAGAAGTACCAAGTTTAAATATCTTGTTGTTGCCAGCAAACAGAACTGTAAGAGTTCCATCGTTTTGGACTAACTCATGGATCACGCCAACATCGTTAGCACCTAGATTGCCAGAGGAAGAGTTAACCCTTGTCCAACCTTTTCTAGCACCAATACGACCATACTGATCCAAGATGCAGTTAGTTGCGACCAAGGCAAAGCCCGACCCCAAATCAAGGGGAGAATCTTCAGTATTCAGGCCATAAAAGCCTGGTGCTGAGAGACTGTAACTTTGGAGTGCTGATGCCATTAGACCGCCACAAAGTTGTCTTCAGGATAACGAGTGCTTTCCAATGCAATAGCATCAGAGAGCATTCCTCTAAATAAAGCATAAGCCTCATTAGAGTTTGTTCCACCATCTTCACCACGCTCAATCAAAGCACGAGAATAGGCACTTTGAGCAACCAAATAATCTAAGACCTTGACTGAAGTGCCATCAGCAGACAAATTAGCCTGTGGGACAGTTACATCAAATTTAAGTGTATATACGCCATTAGGAACAGGGAACAAATCAATCTTTGTATCGCCATTGCCATCTACACCACTAAAGCAGAACTCTGAAGGGATAGACTGTGAAGGTGTACCAAAGTTGAGCTTGCGGTTCATATCCGCAACAGCAATGTTGTCTAGGGTAATGACACTGGTAGTGTTGATAGCGTCATTGATACGAAACTTCTGACCTGCACCTGTCAAAGAATAAGAACTTGTAGCAGAGGTAGTAGTAACTGTAATTGTTTGTCCTAAAACATTCCAGTTATAGGAATCTTCAATCTGACGTTTGGCATCATTAACAAACTTGCCAATCAAAGCAGAATAAGCGGTTTCGCCAACAGTAGATACTGTGCTTTCACGCAAGCGAACTAACACATCATTAACAAGTTCTAAGTAGGTCATGTTCGTTGCGCTCCTGATACTTCAAATGTGGCAATAAAACTGAATGCACTTGCACTTTGAGTAGTAATTTGAATTCTATCGCCTTCTTCTAAAACGATATAAGCATTGCCATCAAACTGAAGGTATTGCTTAGATGTAAAGTCGTAATTAGTAAGAATATCCAAGGTTGTGGCA